TATGTTGTCCAGCAACTAGAAATTTCTTAGAAAAATCAAGATTTTGAGTTTTAGATAAAATAGATAATTTGCTATTCTTACATATATGATACAAACTATTTAGCCTTGAGCTAGGATTAAAATAATCCATTCCTATAGTTCCGCTCAAATCTGATAAAATAGTTAGGTTATTAAGATTTAGAGTTATTGACTTGTTATTTTGTAGTTTGTACTTGAATGTTTTATTTTTAAATTCATTTTTCAACCCATAAATAGAAAATACTAGCTTTTGGAATAATTGTATAACACTATTATCTATTTCTATATTGGCTGGGTTTAAGCAATATATTGTTTCTCCATTTTTATAAATATATGCTGCGCCTAAACATCTAAAAAACTCAACATCCCAATGAAAATCTGTCCATGTTTGCCAATAATTAGGTTTTTTTAGTATTGTATATATACTATTTTCTTCTACTAACTTATCATTACTATATTTGTTTATATGAACTTGCGAAAATATATCAGCTCTAAATGAAAGTACTTTCATTACTGCTGGGTTTGAAATTACCTCTTTTAATATTTCAGAATAACTTTTAAAACTTCCATTATTTATTAGATTATCTAATAACGTATAATGAAAATTACCATTAACATCTCTTTCTACAGAAGTGATTTGTTTTCCAATTGATATATTAAAATTCCAAGCCATATATAAAATAAGCCTTACACTTTCTATAAAGAAAGCGTAAGGCTTTTAGTTGCTATTTTAGTTGTATTGTTCGTTGTCATCTCGACAGTAAACGTTTATATATCACAAATATAAGTATTTTATTTTAATTTAGATTAATTATAAATAAAATATTAAAAATTAGTTTCAAAATGTTTTCTAATATATCTACAAGCATCTAATGCGTGGTTATAGTCGTCTATAACCTCATCGTCTATAACTCCTAATCTATCTTTGTTGTATGAATAGTTTTGCTGTTCTAGCTCAATACCTTTTGAATTTTCTGTATAAAATACATTAGTAGCTTGTAATAAAGAGATACCACTTAAAATACTCCCTTTTGGTTTTGAAATACCATAAGCATATTCCCAACCATAATTTCTAAGTAATGCTATTTTTTCAGGGTTTGCGCTATCACATACTATAATTGCATTCTTTGGAATATTCAACCTAGTTAGTGTATGAACTATAATACCTCCCTCGTTGTTCATTTTTGAAATATATTCCAAATTGAGTTCTGCTAACAATTCATTCTCACTTTTGTAGTTCAATTCGCGATAATAAATGTTGTTTAGGTCTTTATTGTATTTAGCTTCAATTATCGCAAACTTGTGATTGACACCCCAATCTATGCCGTATACTTTTTTCAGATTAATACTATTATAATCTTTTGTATTAATTCTTTTAAAATGTGTAAATACTCTACCCTCAACACTTCCTACTTCTCCAAGTCCATATACACGCCATAGATTAGCATAGTACTCATTTTTAATAGTTAAATTTTCATTATATCCTCTTTCGTAATACGATAAAATATTTCTTTTTTCATTTTCGCTTATGTACTCATTGTCTAGATAAGTTAAGTTAATGAAATTGAAATTATTAATTAATTTATGTCCCCAAAAATATTTATCAGGGTTGTAATCTATAATTATTATTTCTGCTCTTGCAGTAATGTCTGAATATTGTTTCTCTGTAATTTTGTTTGCTTCATTTATATAAACTATTTTTCTTCTTCTTCCTTTGCCTACATCTTCCTTATCTAGCCCTATAAACTCGCAAAAATGACCGCTATCATATACATATTTTGATCTTGTTTTATCAAATTTTTTTTCAGAATATAGATTGTAATCTATTAGAATTTTTAAAAAATCATTTAAAGCTGTGTCTTTTACTTTTGTAAGTTCTGCGGAACATACTGTTACCTCTGATTTATTTCTTTCTAAAAAGTCTATTAATAGCATAAGTATTGCTATTGTCTTTCCTGCTCCTTGCCCTCCCTGTATTACAAATACTTTTTGTTCTTTTTCAGAAAATTTAGACAAACCATCTTTAATTAGTTTATGAATTTTCCAAAATGCTGTTGTTGGTTTATATGTAAAATTTGATGACAATGTATACCAATTTTATTTTTATAGCTATTTTCCTAGCATTTTAGATATACTAATTTAGCATTACTGTTTTTCTAAAGGATTTTCTCCAAACATAGGAGGCTTATTTAATTGCTCTCCTCCTGTAGTTATGTCTTGTTTTTCAACTAAATTGTTCAAACGTTGTGTTATGCTTGGGTTGTGAAATCCTAACAATCCTCCAATTATTTGATTTTCTCTTATTTCTTCTTTTATAGCGCGACAGATACCAATGAAGTCGTCATAATAACCATCTTGATTTGTAAAATATTGCTCAACTTCACCGTAATTATTTCTACAAAAACGTTTAAAACCTTCTAATGTTAATGGTACTTTTTGAGGTTCTTCAACTCTATCGCCATTTTTACCAACATATTGAACTTTCACCCATTCTAAAGATTGCTTTTTAACATCTTCTTTAAATTCGTTCCATGCTTATAAAAGTTCTGTTTCATTTTTAAATATTCTTGTTGGATGCATCTTGTTTTAAATTAAAAAAAGCCTAAGTCCCCATGCCATAGACTAAGGCTTTAATCATTAACTAATCTAAACTTTTAATTATGAAAAAACTACTATTCATATACAAATGTAGTTATTTATTTTTATTTAGACTAAATTAAAATAAAACATATATGTTAAAATTATGTTAATTTATTCGTGTGCTTTTGCACACTTGAAAAATAGTTGTATCTTTACATCGTAGAAATGAAACAAATAATAACAATTAAATTTAACATTATGAAAAATTTACAAATCAAAATTTCAAAAAGATTCAAAACTATTACTTATTCTTTCAAAGGTTTCAGTTCATCTGCTGAATTAATTTCAGAAAACAACATAAACGGAACATACGAAGATTATGTTTTATTTTTAAAAAGTAAAATAGTAAAAGTTGAAGAAAAAGTAATCGCTGTAAAAGAATATGGTTCTTTGTTTTATATTAAATCTTTTGTTTTTTTAGACGAAAAACAAAATGTAATTTTTTCAATTCAAAAATCAAAAGAATCAATTGAATTGATTAATCCAAATCAAAAAAGCGAAAGAACAACAATTAGCTATGATGGATTGTCCAAATAGATTTTAAATAATAAAGCCACTCGAAAGAGTGGCTTACCTTTTGTAGAAATGAAACTTAATTTTACAATTAAATTTTAACAAAGATAAAAAAATGACTGAAAAAACTATAGTTGCTACACAAAAAATAGCTGATTATTTAAAAATAATAATGTACAAAAAAAAAATAACGGCTCAAGATCTTATCACAAAAAAAGGAATAGCAAATCAAAAAGTTTATTCTGTATTAAGAATGGGCAAACCTAGAAGACCAAATTACAGTATAAATACTTTTATAGAAGTTCTTGAAGCTATTGGAGTATCTTTACATATAAAGGAAGATTTATAGTGTTATTTATAATTATTATAAATTACATTTAATATTAAAGTTTTTTGTTTGTTTTTTTTGTGTGTTCAAAAAATACTTTATATTTGTACCATAATAACCACAAAGATAACGGCTTTATTACAAAAAGCAAGCCAAATGGGTTAAAGTTCTTTGAAATAGTGATGTACAACTTTTAAGATAAGCACATAGATACGCAAAATAGCAAGCGACTATTTTAATAGAGAATGCGCCAACCGCCAAAAAAATAGACAATCAATGTCGGCTATGTTGGTATTATTTTATGCGAAATGCTGAACTGTTTTAAAAGTGTGGAGATAGTAAAAAATAATGCTACTGAATAATAGTAAGTAGTATTTAAAATATACAGCCGTAGGTTTTTTTAGAAACTGCTTTCGATAGTACTACGGCACTAAAAGTAAAATAAAATGAAAAATAAAATAAAAGAACTATACGAGCAATTGCCAAAAAAAATGGCTTTTATATCTGCTCTTGCTGAAGAAATGGGAATGAGCCGTAAATATATGACTAACTATTGGTTTCCTTATTGCGACATTCCAGAAAATCATCAAGAGTTTGTATATAACTTTTTGAAAAACACACTAAAAGAACAGCTGGAACAAAAGGCAATTCAAAATAAAAAACCTCTCTGCAAAGCGGTTTAATTTAAAAATAAAAAGTGCATTGCACTTGAAAAAAATCATTACAAAACTATGAAAAAATCAATCAAACACCTAACTAAAATTACATTAGAAAGCATTTTTAATGATTTAATGTACAAGAACCTGGAAGAAACCTCTATTATTTCAGAAGC